GCACAAACTGCGCTGCGCTCTGCCCCCGGCCTTGCGCCCACAGCACATAGGCCAGGCACAGCCCGAGCGCCAGCATGCCGCCAAAGTAGCCAAAGCTCCAGCCCCAGCCGCTGACTTTGCCCAGCGACTCCGGGCGTGCCAGTTCGGGAAGAAACGCCGCCGTCATCGATTCACCCCAGGCGTAAAAGGTGTTGGACAGCACGATCAACACCACGGCCAGCGCCACGCTGCCGGGTGAAGCGCGCTGAGATATTTGAGACGTAATTTGCGCGATATTTGGGTTGGAAAATCATTTCGTGCAGGGAAATGAAATTGTCACGCAGGAAACAACTTTAGCAGAGGCTCGATCATCAGGGCGGAATTACACCTCAATGGTCTCCTGCGTCAGTGACGGCGCGGCACCTTCGATCATGCCGTCGCGCACGAAGGCCATCGAGGCCACGGGTACGCTGGTGCCTCGCACGGTCTGGGTGCTGCCACCGGGCCAGGTGACGGTGCTGGTGCCCTGGGCGGTGTTGATTGATGAGACGGCGGCCACTTGCAGGGGGGCCTCGGGTAGCAGTTCGCGCAGGGCGCGGTAGAGGTTGGTGCTCATGCGGTCTCCAGGTGGCGTTCGAGGGTGATGGTCTGGCGCACGCTGGGCCGTTTGGCGTTGACGCTTACAGCGCGCACGCGGCCGCGCCAAGGGGTGGTGGTGTTGATTTGCACGAGCTGGCCAACGTCGAGCACGCCGGGCTCACCCGGGCCGGTTAGCACGGGAAGCTCCAGGCGCACGTTGTATTTGCTGCCTGCTGCACCGAGCACGGCTAGGCCACGCTGGCGGGCGGCGTCGGCGTGGGTCATGAGCGGGTCGGTGATCATTTGGGCGAGTTTGTCGGCGGCGCTGCCGGTGCGTTTGACCAGGGCGAGCACGCCCTGGGTGGTGCCGCTGACGTAGACGGCATTGATGTCGGGGCCGTCTTTGCGCTCGGTGCCGTCGGTGATGATGGCGTCTGGCGCGAGCTCGACGTCGGCGCTGCCGGTGGACCAGGCCCAGGGTGCGCCGGATGCGTCGCCGATGCGCTGGCCGTAGGGGTGGCGGGTCAGCAGGGTGGCGGCGCTGCGGTGGCTTTGCAAGTAGCCGCCGGCTGCCTGGGCGATGGCTTGCACGGCATCGAGCGGTGTGCCGCTGTGGCTCCATGCACCGGCGGGCACCAGCCAGTCGATCAACCCGCCGTTGGCCGTGGCGCCGCTGGCCACGCCCCAGTCCAGGTCGACGCCGCTATATTGCAGCGCGGACAAGGCCAGTTGCTGGGCGGTGGCGGCACCGGCCGCGTTGTCGCGGGTGGTGGCGCGCAGGTAGGGGGCGCCGATCAGCGCGGTGACGCTGCGGCCGGCGATGCTGATGCCGGTCTGGCCGAATTTCTGCGAACGTTGCATGGCGTCGATGGCGAAGACAAACGGCAGGCCGTCCAGCCACACGCGCAGCTGCACCGGCAGGCCGTTAACTGGCGCAAGCTGGGCGAACAGGCTGGCCGGGCCGGTGGCTGAGAGGCTCCAGCAGTACGAGCCCGAGTCTGCGGATACGGTGGCATCAAAAATGGGCACCTCGGCCAGGTCGGGCAGGCGTTCAGCGCGGATAGTGTGGATGGACATGTAAAACCTCGCGGGAAGAATGTAAAAAATGGATGCCGACTCAAAATAGCAGGGCTGCGCACCGAACACCAGGTGCGGCAACGCCAGCGGGGGGCACTCGAACAGCAGCACGGTGCCCCAATAGGGCGGAGGCAGCGGCGGCGCGACCGGTACCCGGCTGATGCCTGCGGGCGGCACCTGCGCCTCCTGAAAGCGGCTGGTAAGACGGTGCTCTTTGGGCAGCGCGGCCCCGGCGCGGCCGGTGTACTTGGTAGCGGGCAGCTTTTGCGCCTCGGAAAACGGGGGGCGGATGGGCGCGGTGTAGTCGCGAATGCCGTCCTGCATCAGGCCTTGCACGCGGGCAGTGGCCAGGCGGTCGGCCTCCTGAAACTGGCTGAAAAAGCGTAGCCACTGGCGGTCGCCCTCTTGCATCAGGCCCGTAGCCTGAGCCGCGGGTAATTGCGCGGCGTCGGCAAAGCGGGCCTGGCTGGGGGCGGGCAGACGGCGGGCATCGTCAAAGCCCGCGCGCATGCCTGCGCTGGTGCGCAGTGCCTCGGTAAAGCGGCTTTGCGCGCCGCTGATGGCAGACTGCGCGTGCTGTTGCGGCTGGGCAATGCCAGACTCGATGGGCGTGCCGATTTGGGCGCTGGCGCGCAGCCTGGCCACGGTTGGGCGCTGGGTGTTGGTGTTGTACGTGACATCGGCCAGTGCCTGTAACACAGGGAATGCCCCGGTGACGTTGATTTTGACAACGGCGCGCACGGCCACCGCCAGAGTCGGGGCCGGGAATGCACCGGCCACTGCGATGTCAATTTGCGGGATCAGCTTGAGCAGCGCCGTCAGCGGCGGGAATGCGCCTGAGATATTGATGTCAACCCGCGCGGGCGGTGCCGCTGTGCTGCCGTCGTCGCCAAAGACCAGCGCGGTGCTGGTGCTGGCCGGGCGATCAAATACCAGGTCGGTCGGCCCCAGCGGGACCGTGACAAATTCGGCGCCGAAGACGAGGTCGGGGCTGGCGGGCGCTGCCTGCTCGAACAGCAGCGCGGTCATGATTTAGCCCAACACCGCGCTGACGATGCGCGCATCGCCGCCCGCGTACAGGGTGGCCTGGGTGGCGGGCAGTTGAACCTCCCAGGCGCCGGCACCGGCGCCGGCATCGCAGTCAAAACAAGTCAGGCCGTCGCCGTCTACAAAGCGCGCCCAAGTGGGGATGCCGGTCTCGGCAATCAGGCCGTCTGCCAGCTGCGTCAGCGTCAACAGCCCGTCGGCCACTGTGCCGCAGGGCTTGGTGAGGCCGATCTGCACCAGCATGACGCTGGTCGGAACGTCGGCCGGGCTGGCGGGCCGCGCGCCGCCGTAGATGCGCACCGCGGCGTTGCCGACGCCGGTGTCGAGGTCGGCCAGCGACCCGGCTTGTCGGGCGTTGGCGTGTTTGACGGTGAGGCCGATGGTCATGGCAGCAGCTCCGGGGTGAGGTTGTCGGCGATCACGGCGCGGTAGGTGCCGGTGTAGTCAAAGCTGGTAACAAAGTATTTATGATCTGCGCGCACGCCCGTGAATGTGTACGCGCCGGTGACCGGGTCGCTCCAGGTGGCCTTGACAAACAGGCCGTCCGGCTCGCGGTGCAGGCGCACGAGGCGATGCAGTGGGGTGTTGGCAGGCGTCGACTTTTCGGCGACCGTGCCGGTAACGATGCCGCGGCCGACGAACTCCAACACCACTTGCGGTGTTTTCCACGGGCCGTAGGGCATGCGGTTTTGCAGGTCGTCGGCGCGGCCTTGCATGGCGGGTTTTGACAGGCTGGGGTCGAACTTGGCGAGCTTGTGCAGGCCTGGGTTTTGGGCCTGGATGCTGACTTGTACTGGGTTGAGGAGTCCAAGCGGTGCTGATGGTGGCGTGAAGTTGGCTGAGTGTGCAGCCCTGTATTTATTGACGCGAATCTCATCTAGGTACCCCTGCCAGTATGAATTAACAAGACTGTCGTTATATGCACCGATCACAAACGGCCTATCACAATTCAGATTTACATTTGCTGGTTTAGACGCCACGATTTGACCGTTAATGGCTAAGTAAGCCACGCCGGAATTCCTGCCCGCCTCCACGTGCGTCCAGGTGTTTGCAATGACTGCGCCGGACGCAGATATAAGATCAGTAATACCAGACCCATCCAGGTCACGCAATATAAACTGGTATTGAGTACCACCAGTTTGCCTAAGTTGAAGCGCCATTGACGTGCCGGAAACTTGCCTCATCAGCAGCATGCGTTCACCTGCCGCCACCGATGTTGTGTATGCCTGGCACTCCACGCTGAAGTCATCAAGCCCAAAGTTGAAATCATTACTATTGGCTAACTCCAGCCGACTACTCCCATCAAAATACATCGATGCCCCACCGAACTTGCTTTGTGCGGTGCTGATTTTGGCGTTGCCGTATGCCGTGACGGCCTTGCCGGTCTCATCCGTAAAAACCGTGCTGGCATCAGCGCCATCGCCATGCAACAACAACACGGTGTGGCCTACATAAAGGGCCATGTCAATGCTCCCACGGGCCGGTTAAGTCGAAGGCCACGACGCCCCAGGTGGTGCTGGTATATACGCAAGGGAAAAAGCCGATCAGCTTGCCCACGTAGCCCGCGACTTCGGTGTCGTAGTACGGGGTTTTGAGGTCAGGGCAGATTTTGTTGGTGACGTTGTGCGGAATGAAGAGCATGCCTGGGTAATCGCCCCGGTAGTGAGGGCCGTCTTTGATCTGCGCGGGGCACAGATAGAGGCCATAGTCCGGGCCGTTGGGGTAGGGCACCGGGCCGTTACCCGAGACGCCATAGTCCGAAGGCCACGTCAGGGTCAGTGCCTGCATGCTGCCGCCCAGGCCCGTGTAATCTCGCGCCATGTACTTGTAGCTGCCGCCAGTGCCGGCGATTGAATGGGCTTGATCCGGCGCTGCTGCGGCAGCGCCGTTGTAGTTACCGGTGACCATAAACCGGAACGGATCAGCCGCTTTTTTGCTCGGAAATTCCCCAAAGCCGAACCAGGCATTGCCATAATTTATCAGACTGTCCTGGTACGCATGCACCCCGACATACACAAACCGGCTGTCACCCACCACATACCAGTGCCGGTAGCTGGTGGTCGATGTCGATTCGGACCGGAACACCCACAGGCCTGCAGCTTGCTGCCCAGCTGTCGGAAAAGGCGCCGAGCCGGTGTCGATGTCCGTCATCGATTCATAGCCGACGATCTTGCAGTTGTACGTGCCGGTATCTTCAAAGCGCACCAGGCAGCCGGTGGTTTCGGGATGCGCCGCGGCATCGACTTTGTAAGCGGCCTTGTTGGTGCCTGCGAACGCCTGCACCCAGCCCAGCGGGGCCACTTTTGCCGTGATGGTGCCGGTGGCCGTGACGTCTGCGATACCGGTGGCGTCAAAAGTAAAGGTGCTGGCACCCGGCAAGGCAATCACGCGCTTTTCGCCGTTAAGCGCCGCAGGCGTGGCGCCCTCGATCAGCACGATCTGATTGAGCACAAAATTGCCCGAGCTGCGCACTACCGTGGCCACCCCGGCGGCGACGGTGACGCTGGTGACGGACACCAGGCCGAAGCCGGTCACGAGGCAGGCGTCGAGCACGGCCAGCAGCGAGCCTGGGGCGCCGCTGACTTGCGGAGCACCGGCCATGTTGGCGGCGAAAAACTTTACATCGGTTGTCATCAAAAATCTCCTTTAAAAAATCAAGGCCGGTCGACGTCGCCGCGGCTCAGCAGAGTGAATGAATGGGTGATGCCGGTATTTGGCCCCTGCTGCACCGTGCGCACGACCCATACCGGGGCCATGGCGCCAACAGTGTTGATGCGCAAGATGTTGCCCACGGCCCAGCCAATGCCCCAGCCCAGGGCGGGCACCACGAAATAAGGCACGCCGGTGGCGGGATTGAGCGGGGACAGGTCGGCATTGATGGTGCCGGTGCCGATGACGCCGACGTGCTCGCCCACGACATTGAAGCTGGTGGTATTGGTGAACACCAGCGCCCAGCGCTCAGTGACCGCGCCGGTGTTGGTGACGGTAATCGGGGCCAGGATGTCGTTGTAGGTGCCGGTGGCCGCCGCGCCGCTGACGGCGTCGAGCCAGGTGGTGCCGTTCCAGGTCTGCTGGTCGAAAAGCACGGAGACGCGGGCTTTGAGGTCGCCGGACATGAGGGCGGATGAGACGAAGCTGCCCAGGGGGTAGGCGTGGGTCAGGGCGCGCGTGAAGGTGATCTCGCCGCTGATTTGTGCCTCGCGCACCACGGCCATGTCCTCGATGCGGTGCTCGATGGTGACGGGTTGGCTGTAGCCCGTGACGTCGGTAAATGTGACTGTGCCCGCTTCCAGATCGGCGCTGTAGCCGGTGTTGATGACGTTGCCGTCGAAGCCCAGCACGCGCACGCGGCTCAGGCGCACGCGGGCGCAGTCGATGACCTGGGCGTTGGCCACGGTGGCGGTGATCTTTCCGGTGTGGCCTACCACGGCAAAGCCGCCGGCACGGAAGATCGGCACGCGGCCATCGCTGGGCAGGCGCACGGGGTCGATGCCGAGCAGATCGGCATCGAGGGGCAGGTAGCTGTAGGCGACAGCGTTGTAGCGCAGGCTGTTGAGCATCACCAGGTCGGCCGGCACCAGGCCGAGGCCGGCAATGCCCAAAAATGTGAGATCGACATTAAATGCAACGTCGCCCGCGGGGTTGACAAAATACAGCTCGACCAGACCGTATTGGTAGTCCACCCGGCCTTTGACCCGCGTGCCGTCGATCTTGCCGTCGGTGCCCGCGGTGACGTTGAATGCCGTGCCGTCCTGCATGGTGCCGAGCACGCTCAGGCTGGCCGGGCGCAGAGGGCTGGCGGCGGTGCGGAAGGTGCTGGAGAATGCGGTAAATGGGGCTTCGACACCCACTGATGGTGGTGAAATCAGGCCGCGCCAGTCGGCCAGCACGGGGGCAGCGCCGGCCGGCCAGCTGTTGATGAACACCGCACCCAGCGCGCCCGATACATTGCCCGCCGGTGTGCCGCCGCCGGTGGTGGGGAGCACGTCGCGCAGCAGCGTGCCGTCGGTGAGCTGGCTGTAGCGGGTGCTGCCCAGCGCGAAACCGACGCCTTTTAACGTGTAGTTTGGCACCATCAGCGTGCGGGCCAGGTACTGTGAGACGGCGGCGCTGATGGAGTCGGCGCCGGGGAGGGTGGAGGAATAATGCACATTGACGGTGGTCAGCGCCGGCACCACTGCTGTGCGGGTCTTGGCAGTGCCGTAGTTGTTCCAGGAGTACTGCCAGTCCATAAAATACGCGCGGACAGTCACTATCGGCCCGCTGATATCATTGACGCCAACAGTCGGGTTCTGGTTGACATTGATCACCCCGGTGGCGTAATTGATGGTGCCGCACACCACCACAGCCATGTTGCCGGGGTCACGAAAGCGCAGGCCGCCCACACCATCATCTGACACCAAGACCGTGATGGTCTGGGTGTCAAAGCGCGGTGCGTTTGGTCCAGTCCCGGTCAAGGCATAGCTAAGCTGCACATCAAGACCGAAAGACACCGATCCCGCCGTGATATTGGTCGCGCCAATATTGCCATTGGCTATCGGCACATTGGATGCAACAACGCTGGTAGACCCATTCAGGTCCAGCAAAAACACGGTGCCCGCCGGCGGCAGCGCGTTGGGCGAGATGCGCACCACGCCCTGCGTGTAATCCACCGTGCCGGTGGCATCGCCGGTCAGGTTGCCGTAGCCGTCGTCATTGGCGAGCTTGGCCGTGCCGTCCGTCCAGCCAACAATCAGCGAGCCGATGGCTATGGATTTGCTGCCTTTTTCTTCACTCAGCAGCCCGTCGGTATTGATGGGCACATAGACCTTGCCGGCGTTGCTGAGCAGGGTGTTGCTGCTGCCCACCGTGGTGGCCTGGCTAAAGCTCTGCACTACCACGCTGCTGCCGACATCGGGCAGGGCACCCAGCGTGACCAGCACGGCGCCGGTGTCGTAATTGAGCGTGCCCACACCGTAGGCGCTGCTGATTCCGGTGAGCTTGCCCGCGCCGTCATCGCGCAGCACATACCAGCGCCCCTGCGCCAGGTAGCTGATGCTCAAGGTCCGCCGCACCGGCACATCGTCCATGACAAACGTGTAGTTGAGCGCGCGGCTCTCGGCTGTGACGCGGATGGCACGCTGGTCGCTGATCAAATCAGGCACGGCGGCGGGTGTAAAGGTTACTGTGTGCGAGCCCGCCACGGTGCCCCACACGTCGGTGCTGAGCTTGCAAATGCCGTTGTCGTAGTCCACCTGGCCCACCTCCACCGCGGCGCTTACCAGCAGACCGCCCTGGTCGGTCACGGTGATGCCGCCGCGCACAATGCTCAGGCTGCCGGGGTAAATCGGGCCGCCCACGTGCATGTTGGTGGTGGTGGTGAAGCCCATGCTGATCGTCTGCGTGACCGGCCCGCCGCTGGCTACCAGCGCGGCGCTCAGGCCGTTGGTGCGCACGTCGCTGATGGGGCTCTCGGTCTGCGCGCTGGGCACCAATTGGGTATAGACCGAGGCGGCGTTGACCGTGAAATCACCCAGGCTGGCCGCTTGCGACACGGACGCCACACCCACATACGTGCCAGCATCGGCGACCACGGTGTCGCGCACTTTAGCTGCATTGGTGGCCAGCGTGAGCTGCTTGCTGGCCGGGCTGCCGATGAGGTCGTTGCGCAGCGCGTCGCTGATGCTCAGCGTCACCACCGCCTTTTCGTAAGCCGCATTGGTGCTGTCGTAGAACGTGCGCGTGACCGACTCGACGGCCGTGGTGCGGATGTACTGCTCGATCTGCGTGCTGAGCCCCTCATACTGCACCAGCACCAGCGTCTGCCCGATATTGGGCAGCTCGGTGTTCACCTCTTGCAATATCTGCACGCTGCGCTGGCCGGCGATGTGGTTTTCGTACAAAATGCCGGGCCACAGCGGGCCTTTGTTCAAGTAGCTTTCCACCCGGCTGGCCGCCGCGGTGCGCCGGTCGAAAGTGTCGCTCGTGGAAAACAGCGTCACGCTCACGTTCGGGTCTTCGGGCGGCTCGGCTACGATCAGATTGGCGCCCATGTAAGTGGCGGTGTCGGCGGTCTGCACGCTCACGTGCAGCTTGCGCAGGCTGACCCGGCCACCGGCACGGTCCACTTCGCTGATGTCGGGAAAAATGGCGTTGCTGACGCCGTCGAGGATGACCGTGCTGGTCGGTGCGCCGCCGCCTTCGGGCACGTCGTCCATGACCTGGCTGGCTACCAGCTTGATGTCGCCGGAGAGGATTGGCATATCGTTTGGCTTTCGTTTTTAGAGTTCGATGAACCGCAGCGTCGGCACATACCAGTCGTCGCTGGCAATGGCGCCGTCGGCGTAAAACAGTACCGGCAGGCCCAGCAGCGCGCCGCGCTCGTGGTCAAAAGTCACGCTGTGGGCGACACCGCGCAGCGTGAGCACCAGCACCATGCCCGCCGTCTGCGCCCAGGCGTGCAGCTGGTCCACCAGAGCGCGCGTGCACCAGGTGCGGTCTTCGCTGCCTTCGAGCGTGATCGGGCGGCCCGCTTGCTTGACGCCCTCTTCGATCAGCAGCGCGCCGGTGGTGGTGTAGGTCTTGGTCTGCTCGACGGGCGACCAGGTGTATTCGTCGGCCCAGCTCAGGGCGTCGGGCAGGGTGAGCGTGATGGCGCTGGCGGTGTGAGTTAGGGTGATGGCCATGGTGTTGCTTTGTTGGGTGTCAGGCGCTCAGCTTGGCGCGTTGGAGCAGGGCGATGAGGGCTTGGGCGTCGGCGTCGCTGGCGGTGTTGATGGTGGTCTGCTGGCCGCCGAGGTTGATGTTGACGGTGTAGGTTTTGGCGGGAGATGCGGCGGCGTTGGCAGCCTGGGCGGCGGCGAAGAATTCAGCCGGTGTCATCGTCGTCGTCATGGGCGCAGACGTGGTCTGGGGCGTGTAGGTTGATCCCGCGTAACTCGGTTGTTGATTGGCTACATCAGCCTCTCGCTTCCTGGCAATCTGCAGATCAGCCTCAGCGGCTGTTTGCCCGGTATAGGTCAGGCCTGCAGCTTCAAGCCTGCGCTGGGTTACAGCCGCCTCATTCGAGCTGGATGTTGTCTTGCTGGTTGTCGGCGATGGATTCTTTGTCACCTTGTCCGTGGCGGGCTTGTCGGTGATGTTCACGCGGGCCGTGTTGGCAGCATTCATCAGGGCCTGCGCATCATTGATTGCTTGCGTCGACACCACTCCTGGCGCTGCACGCGCCATGGCCATGATGTACTCATACGCGTCCGTGGCCTGCTTTTTGGCAGCAGCCAGCTCGGCAGAGGTCATGTTGATAGCCTGCCCGCTTTTGGTGGCATCGCGCAAACGATTGGCCTGATCCAGTGGCACGGCATTGCCAAAGGTGCCAGCGGCTGAGCCGTCTTTGTTGGCCTTCAAGCCGTCCGAGCTGAGCTGTTGCAGCCGCTCGACGGCCTTGATTTGCCCACCGATGGCTTGCGTTGCGTTGTTTACGCTGCCGGTGTAGCGGTCAGTGGAATCCTTGCCTGCACCCATGGCTTTGATAATCGCCTGGCCGGTGCGGTCTGCCTGTATCTGCAGGCCGTACATGGCGGCCTGTGCTTTGAGCACTTCGGGGGCCACACCGTTGTTGGCGGCAATGGCAGCCTCGGCGTATCGCTTAAAGGCCGCGGCCAGCCCGTCCGTGGTGGCCAGCCCGCTGTTTTTGATGCTGTCGAAGTCTTGTTTGGCCACGCTGGCCACGGTGGCCAGCTCGGCCTTGGTCTGGATGCCCATGCGCGAAAAAGCGTCGGCAATGGCCTTGGCATCGGCCTCGGCTTTTTGCTTGAGGTCCTCGGTGGCCGCTTTTTGCTTGTCGGCGCTGCTCTGCACTTTGTTGGCGGCGTCGGTGGCGGCGCTGCCGATATTTGTGAGTGCATCGGCCACGCCTTTGAGCACGGGTGTCGCTGTGCTGATTTGGGCCGTGGCGGCAGCGGTGCCTGATGTCAGCCCGGCCCAGCCGTCGCGGGCGGTTTGTGCCCCTTCAGCCATGGCGTTAAAAGCTTGCTGGCCTTTTTGCGCAAAGGCCTCGCTGGCGGCCCAGGTGGCCTCGGCGGACAGGCGTACCTCGGCGGCCGCCTGTTTGAATGAGGCCGACACGCCGCCAAAAGTGATCTTGGCCAGGCCGTCCATCAGCAGCGCCAGGCCGCTCTGAATGTTGCTGGCCACGCCCGCAAAGGCTTCGCCCAGGCCGTAGACCACCGTCAGTACTGCATTCACGCCGGCGGACATGACGCCATAGACTGCCTGCACGGTGTTGCCGGCAATGCTGGCGTACTCGCCTATTTTGGTAAATGCAACGCCTGCCTGGTCGGCAAAGGCGCGCATGTCGGCGGCCACCTTGGTAAAGTCGATCTGCGTCAGAAAGTCGCGGCCCCACTTGATACCCGCTTGGAACGCCGTGGCAATGGCCTCGCCAAATTTGGCAATCGTGCCGTCGCTGACCGCGCTGCGAAATGCGCCGGCCAGCTGGTCAACGCCGTCTTTGAGTACCGGCAGCACCGGCGTGGCCAGCGCGATTTTCAGGGTGTCCCAGGCGCTGCTCATGCCGGTGAGCGAGCCGTTCAGGTTGTCCTGCATGACCTTGGCCGTCGCGGCGGCGCTACCGGCGGCATTGTCTAGCTTGGATTTGAGCTCATCGAGCGCGCCCATGCCCTGGCCCAGTAGTGCGCGCAGCGCAGGGCCGGCCTCGGTGCCCACCGCCAGAATGGCTTTTTGCCCGGCCGGGCCGGCTGCTGCCAGCTGATGCAGGGCGGTCTCAAAGCTGTTGGTGGTGATGCCGGCGGCGCCAAGTTCGGTGCGAAAGCGGCTGGCCGGATCGGCAAACTGACTCAGGACGGCATTGAGCGCGGTGCCGGCCCGGCTGGCATCGATGCCGGCGTCGGCAAATTTGCCGATGATCGCCACCGTGGTCTCCAGGCTCAGGCCCAGGCTGTTGGCTACCGGCGCCGCGTAGCTCAGGGCTTGGGCCAGACCGGTGACGCTGGTGTTGGTGGCATTGGCGCCCAGCGCCAGCACATCAGCCACTCGGCCCGCGTCGGTAAAGGCCAGGCCCATGCCCATGACCGATTTTGTGACGTACTCGCTGGCGACGCCAAGATCAATGTCGCCGGCCTGTGCCAGGTTTAGCACGGCGGGCAAAGTGGCAATGGCGTCTTTGGCGCTCAAACCCGCTTTGGCCAGCGTTTCCAGCGCGCCTGCGGCGTCGGTGCTGGTGTATTTGGTGGTGGCGCCAGCCTCTTCGGCGGCCTTGCGCAGCAGCACCATTTCATCGGCGCTGGCGCCGGTGGCCGCCTGCACCCGGCTCATGCCGGTTTCCAGATCCGCCGCGCCCCTGACGGCACCGGCAAAGGCGCTGATGCCAAAGTAGCCGGCAATGGCAATGCCGACCGATGTCAGCTTGGCCCCCATCGAGCTAAAGACGCTGGAGGTTTCGTCTTTGGCCTTGATCAGGATTTCGACCGGCTTGATGGCCATGAGAGTGTCTTTCTTGGGGGGCTAGTTAAATGGGGTCAGAGCACGTCGCTTAGCGAGTGGTCTGACCCCAGGTATGAGGCTGTCGAGCTATCGACCCGTCAAGCCAGCTTGACCCGGAAATACTGGCTGATACCGGTGCCCGTTTTGCTGGTGTCGGCCAGTATTTCGGCCTCCACTTCCAGCTCGGCAAATGTCTCTCCGAGCAGGCTGAGTGCCTTGGTGGGGCTCAGCTGGGCGCGGTACACGTCCACAATCACCGGCTTGCCGCTGTTGGCCTCGTTGAGGCCCTCAAAGTGCAGCTCCAGCGTGATCGACGAGCTGGTCATGGCCTCGACCTTGTCGTAAGCGGCGTAGGTGTAGTCCACTTTCAGGCTTTGCGCATCGGTGATCGTCCCGGTGGGGAGGATGTAGATGCCACCGGCGCGCACCTCGTAGTCGGTGACGGCTGAAAAGGTTGTCACCGCCGTGCTGTCTGTCACCGTCACCGCCGTGGGGTTCGGGTGCAGCAGCGGCACGATGGCACTTTTGTAGGCCGTGACCACTTCATCGACCACGGTCGCGCCCACAATGGCGCTCTCGGTGCCAAACAGCGCCCGGGCCACGTTGGTTTTATTGAGGTCGGCCAGGGTCATGCTCAGCGTGGCCTCGCTGACGCGGCTGACGGTGGCATAGGTGCCGCCGCCGGGCTTGGAAAAGTCTTTGAGCTTTTGCTTGTCTTCGGCCACGGCCAGCTCAAGTTTGCTGGCGTTGCCGATGTACATCAGGCCGGCGGATGCGCCCGCCACACGGGCGTAAATTTTGCCGCTGCCAAGGTAGGGGTAGTAAACAGTATCAGTCATGTCATTGCTCCAGGTTAAAAATCAGTCCAGCACCAGCTCTGTCGCAAAGGCCAGCGGCAGGTATTGGTAGCCGCCGCTGTTGCCAGCGTCGGGGGCAGTGGTGAGGCGCAGTGGCTTGATGCCCAGGGCGGGCACAAAGCCCATCAGCGCGCTGGCCACCCGGCGCGCAATCAGGCCCGCGTCGGCACGGGCGGCCGCGCCGCTGCGCAGGTTTCGCACATTGCGCGTGGCCACTACGGCCAGCCAGCTTTGCTCCATGCGCGCGGCGCGGCCGTCGGCGCGGCTCTCGGTAATGCTGTAGCGCCGGTACAGCAGGTGCACCGCCGGGGTCACCTGCGTGGCCTCGGTGACACCCGCCAGGTCAGACGCAGCCAGCACGTGCACCTTTGGGGTGATGTCGGCCAGCTGCTCTTGCAGGCGGGCCTGCAGCAGCGGCTCCAGCATCATCAGGTTGGTGATGGACATCAGTACACCCCCAGGCTGATGCCGTCAAACTGCTTGGGCGCGGTGCGCGTGGCCACGGCATTGCCCGTGCCACCCGCCACCACCACCGGGCTGATGCCGGCCAGCTGCACCTCGCCGCTGCTCAGGCGCTTGAGCAGGCTCACAGCATCTTGATAGCGCACGCGCACTGTCTCGGGCACGCCGTCGTCGAAGAGACGGTAGCGGGCAATTTCGCAAGCCAGGCGGTTGATTGCCGGTGGCGTGCTGGGCAGCGGCAGCGTGTAGCGTGTGGCCAGGTAGCCGTCGATCTCGGCATCGGCATCAGCCAGGGCGCGCGCCAGCACCGTGGCATCGATGGTCTCGCCACTGATGCGGTCGGTGCGCTGGGCCAGCTCGGTGGCGCCAAAGCGCTCCTCCATGTCGGCCTGGCTGGCGTAGCTCATGGCGCGGGAACCTCGGGCGGCTCAGGCTCGGCGGGTACCGGCTCAGCCAGGCCGGCGGCCACCAGCGCGTCAGCGGCGCTGGCATTGAGCTCAAGCAGCTGTGCCTCGGCCATGTCCTGGCCGTCGTAGCGCACCGGGGTCAGGGTGCGGATGCGCACAAAGGCCTCGGGCTCGGCGGGGGGGGTCGTCTTTTTGGTAGCCATAAACATCCTTTTAATCTGATGGGGTCAGAGCACGTTTGCTGCGCAAAGTGGTCTGACCCCAGTTATCAGGCGACCGCGGCGCTGATCAGGTAGCCCGCGCTGGCACCGGCCACGACCGGCATCACCTCGTCGGCCACCGGGTAAATCCAGCTGTTGGTGTTTTTGTCCTCATAGGGCTGGCGTACTACCGGGTATCCGTTCAGGCGGTAGGTGTAGCCATAGGTGGGCGACCCGGCTTCGGCCAGGCTGCTCATCTCGGTGTAGGCCACCACCACGTATTTGCCCCACACGTCCTGCACCACCCCGGCGGCGTCGGTGTAGACCATGTCGCCCACCTTGACCTGGCGCACGCCAAACAGGCTGGCCAGCAGCTCTTCGGTGGGCACGTCGCGGCCGGTGTACTTGATGCGGTCGATCACCTTGGGGTGCATCTTGAGCATCTCGAACACGGCAGGCCCCATGACCACGGTGTTGGGCCGGCGACCGGTTTGCTTGCGCACGGCCTCTTTGGCAATGCCGATGTCTTTTACCGGGTCGCTCACGCCGCTGGTCAGGTCGCTCCACTGGCTGGTGCCGGCCAATGTAATTTTGTTGCTGGCGGCGTAAGTGGCGGCCGTGGTGGCCATCTGCGCCTGCAGGTATTCCAGGCGCAGGCTGATCACATTCTGGGTCTTCAGGACCGCGGTGGATGCCAGGTTGATGCCCGGCACCGAGGCGGCTTCTTCGGCCAGTTCATTAGGCACCAGGGCCTCCAGCGCATGGCTCTCAAGCGCGTAGCTGGCGCCGCTGTAGCCGTATTGCACGCGCTTGGTGGCGGTGCCCGGCGCGCGCACCGTGTTGTACAGGGCGAAATCTTCTTTCCCGAACGTGATGATCTTGCCGCCGCGCTGGCCCACCGGCACATACGGGAAAAGGTAGTAGCCCACGGCGTCCGAATTTTTGTAGCCCTGCGCTACGGTGCTGAGGATCGGGTCGATCACCCGGGCTTGAGAGACTGATAACTGCGACATGGATGGCTCCTGAAAAAAATGAGGGATGGGGTGGTTAAGCGACGTTGGGGATCAACAGCACTTCAATAAACTGGCCCGCCGCCGTGGCAGCTTCCAGCGCCAGCGCGATCTTGGCGCCGCTGGTCACCCAGGTGATGGCGCGGCCGGTGGCATCGCTTTTGATCGTGTCCCCGGCGGCTACGGCGGCACCGGCCTCGACCACGGCGGTGCCGAGCACGTCAACCGGCACATAGGCGCCAATGGCGCCAGCGCTGCGGGCCACGCCCAGGGTGTTGGCGTCGGCCCCGGCCAGCGCGCCGGCGGCGGTGACAAAGCGGTCGGCGGTGATGGCGCCCGTGGCGGCCAGCGTCAGCGTCAGTGCGGAAATGGATTGTTTGCTCATGATTGCTTCCTGGGTTAAAAAATCAAGCGGTGGCTAAAACGGCGTCCATGTAGGTGCCGCCATTTGCCTTTTGGTAGGCAAGCGCTTTGTGGTGGCGTGCCAGCGCAGCGGCATCCACCGTGTAGCCGGTGGGCGCGGCAAAGGCCAGTGGTGCGTCGTCCGCGTCGGCGGCGCGGGCTTTGGTGGCCTGCTCGCCAAACGTCACGACGGGTGGCAGCGCTGCAAACATCGCTTTGAGCTGCTTGGCCAGCGGGGCTTTTTGCTCGCCCTCGCAAAATTCGACCGGCTCTGGCAATGCATCGAGGTGGTCGAGCGTGGCCACGGCCACGGCGCGCCAGGCTGGCAGCACGCCGGGCAGCCCCTCGCAAAAAGCCGCGTTGGCGGCGTGCAGCTGGGCTGCCTTGTGGGCCGCCAGCTCGGTGCGCAGGCGGGTGTTTTCGGCCTCTAGGGCGGCTTTAGCTTCTGGGGTCACGGTGGGCTCCTGGGGTTGGGGATCGGTAAATTGGGGGGTGGCTACTTCTGCGGAAGCCTTGTTGTCAACAGCGGCTTCTACAGCTGCATCGCGAATCTCGTCTTGTGCGCCTTGCTCCAGGGAGCTCACGTCGTAAGCGGGCAGCACTTTGTCGGCCACCTCGGCGCCATGCGCGCCGATAAACCACTCACGCAGGCTGCGCCACAGGCTGGCGTTGGTGGCGTAGTCCCATTCGGAAAATTCGACCACACCTTCTTCGAGCTCGGCAAATTGCGGGCTGCGCATGCCTTTGACTGCGGGTGCGGCCGCGCCCAAAAAGCCCACGTGGCGCAGGTAATACACGCCGGGCACCGGGTTGGCGGGTGAGCGGGGGGAGTAAAACGCAGCGCTGATTTTTTTGAACGCACCGGCGGCGACCATGTCGGCAAAGTCGGTATTCACCTGCGCGGGGGTGGCGTCGATGCCGCCCTCGGTAAACGCCAGCGACTGCACCCAGCCGTAGGCCGGCATGTCGTGCGCGGGGTGGCCCACCACCAGTGGTGCCTCGTGCTTGGTGGGGTCGTAGGCGGCCACGGTGGCCTGCAGATCAGACTCGGTAAACGCCAGCGCCTGACCGCTCATGGCCACGTGGCGGCCGGGCTTGAAAATCTGCAGCGCCGTGGCGGGCTTTGCGTCAGTGGGGGTAGGGGTTTTTGGTGCCATGCCGCAA